TTTGTTGGCGTTGTAGCGGAGGAATGCTAGGACGTCTTCTGTCCAGCTGAGGGGGTCGTAGATGTCGCGGGTGTAGTGTTCCTCGTTGTCCATGAGGTCGAGGAGGAGGTCTACTACTTCGCCTTGTAGTTCTGCCTGCTGTTCTTCCGGTAGGCGCTTTACGGTCTGCTGGTATTTGTAGCCGATATAGTACCCATGCACTGCCTCATCACGGATAATCAGGCGGATGATGTCGGCGGTGTTAGTCAGCTTAGAGTGCGCCGCCATGCGTAGTGGGAGGTAGAAGCCGCTGTAGAACAAAAAGGATTCCAGCAATGTGGATGCGGCCTTGCGCATGTTCGCGTTACCGCGCTTGTAGAAGTCCAGTACGCGATGCGCCTTGTACTGTAAGTGCTCATTCTGGCGACCCCAGTTAAACGCCTGGTTGATAGTTGGGGTGTCCGCCAGGGTCATGAAGATATTGGAATAGGACTTGGCGTGCACCGACTCCATGAAGGCGATATTGGTGTAGACCGCTTCCTCATGCGGGGTGGTGGCATCCGGCATGAGGCTTAGGGCACCGACGGTGCCTTGCATAGTGTCGAGGAGGGTGAGGCCGGTGAATACCTGCATAGTGGCCAACTTTTCCGCATCGGGCATGAGCTTCCATGTGCCGCTGTCGTTTGAGACGGGGATTTTCTCCGGCACCCAAAAATTATTGACGAGCCTATCCCAAACATCTTTGTCTACCTGGTCGCCGATGCGATTCCAGTTGATGGGGTCGATGATATCGCCGCTCTGGGCGTGATTCGGGGTGGTTGTGGTCATGGTATTACCTCCCAAGTGGTTGTGCGTTTCACGATGCGCGGGTTCCTTGCCCCGCCCTTCCGGTGGATTGGTAGGGCGCCCCGGGCGTGCTTGATGGTGCTGTGCTCGGAAAGGATGATCATTTGCGTGTCATGCTCCGGTAGGCAGTCGGCTACGCACCAGTTGGTGCGGCGTATCACTCTTCAAGCGCTCCATGGTCGAGGAGGTACTCTAAAGCTTCCTCGGCGGAGTCGAATGCCGTACTGTGAGCCAGCCATTGCTGCGCAAGGTGGGGCGGGAGTTGGAGGCGCACGGTAATGAAGTCCGCGTAGGGGTTCTCCTGCGCTTCTTCCTCGGGTAGTTCCTCCACCATGTTGAGACTGTCGAGGAGGTTGTCTAGATCGTCTTGCTCATACCCGGTGGCGTCTAGGTCTGGGAGCCAGTCGAGGAGGTCTGCCAGGGCCTCGTTGTTGTAGCCTGCTTCGTCGCTGGTTTTATTGTCCACGAGGACGATTTCGGCGGCTTGGGTTTCGTCCACGTCGATGATGTAGCACGGCACCATCGTGTAGGGCTGGTCTTGGGCTGCATCGGCGGCTTGCTTGTTGAGTTCTCGCATGGCGGCGAGGGTGTGGTTGCCTGCGAGGACGGCCCATTCTTCCCCGGTTTGGGAGCCGGTGTTGACGAGGAGGGGCTTGAAGAGGCCGTGGTGGGTGAGGCTGTTTTTAATCGCGGGGATATTACCCTTGCGGGGATTATGGCTGTAGTTGTGGAGTTGCTCGATGGGGAGGTGCTGCAGCTCTCCCTGGATGCTACTGGGGGTTGTGCTCATGCCGTATAGTGTGCAGTTGTAGCGCGGGCGGTCAGTTGGTCACTCTTTTAGAACGGTTAATGTTCTTCGTCGGCACAGAAGTCGTATTCTTTACCGTTTCGCTCAGGGAGCGTACCTGTAAGTTTCTGGAATCGACGGCAAATAACATCAGCGTACTTCGGATCTAGTTCCACAAGTCGCGCCTTTGATCCATGCTGGTGGGCGGCCACCATTGTGGAACCAGAACCTCCAAATAAGTCCAGAACAATCCCTCCGCGAGGGAGCGAATTGTTAAGCATCGCCACAATTAGTTCTGGAGGCTTCATGGTTGGATGGTCTGCATTTCGGCTTGGCTTGTCGAAGTTAAACACGGTGGATTGACTATCGTCGCCATACCACCTATCGCCACCTCTTCCCAGTCTCCCCTGACCACCTGGGGTGAATCCATACAGGATAGGTTCGTGCTTGTAATGATAATCACTACGTCCCAAGGCGATAGTATTTTTTGCCCAGATTAGGTTTTGCCGAATGATGATATTTGATTCAATCATCGCCCCCTCAAAAGTAACTCTTTCAGTATCCGCGTGAGCAACATAAACCGGCGCTCCCGGTTTCGACACCTCTACTGCACATTTAAACGAATTCATGAGCAAATCTGGGAGATCGGTAGTCTCGTCATTCTGGATAGTCAGAGCATCTTTGGTCTTGCCGACGTAGTTCACTCCATAAGGCGGATCTGTCCAAATACAGTCCGCCCGATCGTCACCCATCATCTCTTTTACTGCATAAACGTCGGTAGCATCTCCAACCAAAAGTTTATGAGGCCCAAGAACCCATACATCACCAGTTCTTGAGGTTGGTTTGGCTGGGGGGGCTTCCGGTTCGACGTCTTCATCGTTGGAGTCTTGTGTGGAGTTTTCCAGCTTAACTATTTCCTCTAGGCCGTCCAGATACTCCTCGTCGTATCCTGTGCCGTCAAGGTCACCATCCACCATGTTCAGGAGTCCCAGCAACTCCTCGTTATCGTATGAGCCAAGGTCGGCGGTGCGGTTATCCGCCAGGACGATGCGGGCGGCGCGCTCCGCATCCACATCAACCATCCATACCTCAACCTCCTGCCAACGAGGATCGTCGGGATTTTCTTCCGCGAGCTCACGGATCGCCTTCACGGTGTGGTTACCGGCAAGAATCTCGTTTGGCTTATCGGTGTAGGTGCCCTTATTGACGATTACGGGGCGGAAGATTCCGTTGGCGACGATGCTGCCTTTGATGGCTTGTACATCGCCTCGGCGTGGGTTTTTGGCGTAGTGGTTGAGCTGGAGGAGGGGGACGGTTTGATGCTCCCCGATGTTGGCTGTGTTTTTGGCTGTCATGGTGCGGCAGTGTAGGGCCTGTGGGGTGGCGGTCAGGCTGTGATTGTGGTGGTGAGTGCTCCGGCCTTGTGGAGGTATTTGGCGAGGATGATGGAGGCTACTTCACTCACGGGCTGGCCCTTCCTCGCTGCGAGCCATTTGAGGTGCCGGAGTAGCGGCACCGGGCAGCGGAGGCCCCTATCCACACCGCCGTCCCGCTTACCGGAGGCGAGGCGTAACTCCTCATTGCTGGTGGAGGTTCCGGCGTACACGCCCCAGGTGAGGGCCTCGACGATGAGGGCGTTGGGGTAGATGCCGCGCTTCTCCGCAAGGGCTTGTACGTCTGTAAGGAGGGCGGGGTGGAGCCATAGTGTGGTGGCGGTGACCTCACGGATAGCCGGGTCGGTGCGGAGCCGGTTGTAGGCGTGGTGTTTCTTGTAGAGGTTCTCCAGCTCCGCCTTGGTGGCCTCTGCTGGTTTATGCATGTACCCGCCTTGTGCCTTGTAGGTGCCGGGTGATGATGTCGGCGACGAGCTGGGATTGAGTTATGCCACGCTCCTTAGCGAGGTCAGTGACGGCGGCGGCAGCGGCGGCGGGGAGACGCCAGGTGCGCTGGATAGAGACCTTACTACTGGCGGGCGTTTGGCCTGTAAAGACTGGCGGGGGTGGGGTTGCGAGGCCTTGGAGGATAATGTCAGTGAATACGGCGGTGGCGGAGGTTTCGAAAAGTTCAGCTCGTTCGATTATGCGGCGTTCGAGGTGGCGGGGTGTGTGGTAGCAGACGAGGCGGGGTTTGAGGTCGGGGTCGGTGCGGAGTTCGAGGAGTGTGCGGTGCTTGTTGAGGAGGGTGGTGGGGTTGGTACTCATGCTGCTTCCTCCTCATTGTTTTCGGTGGCGATGTGGAGGAGGGTGGCGACGCATTGGCCGATGTCTGCTGGTTCGTTAAGGGCGTAGTAGTACTGGTTGTAGTGGGTATCAGCGCCCCAGGCTTCGCCGGTGGTGGCGTCGAGTTTGAAGTAGGTGTCCGGCCCGGTGTAGATGATTGGGCCGGTGCTTGTTGGGGCGGTGCGGAGGCCGACGGAGGCGGCGAGGTTGGCTATGGATTGGGTGATGAGGGTGTGCCTCATGGCGGTTCCTTTCTGTATTGGGGGCCATTGCAGTGGCCGTGGTGCCCGTGGGGAGGCTTGAACTCCCCTGCCTGCCGGTCGGGCTGTTTTTACTCGCTGGTTATGGAGATAGGGGTGTAGTCGGGGTGATCCTCTGTGGTGGCTTTGCCTGCGGCGTGGAGCTTTCCCCATTCAAGGGCTTTCTCGTGCTTGACGGTGTGTTCTTCGCAGAAGTTGTAGTCGGTGAGGGTGGTGGTGGCTTCTTTGGTGCAGTGACTATTCTGGCATTTCATGGTGGGGTTTCCTTTGATGTTGTGGTGGTTTAGAGGGCTGCGATTGCGGCGTTCATGGCTTCGTTTTGAAGCTCTGCGATTTGGCGGGCTGCGCGGTCTGCGCGTGCTTGGTGGTAGTTGTATTCTTCGCGGCTGGTGGCGTTGTTCCGCTCGGTGATAATGGTGTTGTATTCATCCTTCTTGTTGGTGATTTCCTGCTTGTAGTTCATGGTATTTCCTTTCGGTGTGGGGTTGCAGCCCCTTGCTCTCTTGCTTACATGATCTACTATACCCCACTATTTACAATTTGTAAAATCATGGGGTTATTGCAGGCCGTCACCCGACGAACCAAACCCGCCTTCGGCACGCTCCGACTCCCCCAAAGACTCAACCCGCCGCAGCTCCACCCGTGGCAGCTCCTCCACCACCAACTGCAGGACAAACTCCCCCGCATAAAACCACACCGGATCCCGCGACTCATTATGCAAGCTCGCCTTAATCGTCCCCGTGTAGCCCGCATCAATAATCCCCGTGCCATTCGATAGGCACACGTGCCGCTTCACCCCGACGGAGGAACGCACAAATAGCTTCCCCACGTACCCGGCAGGGATATTCACACGCACCCCCGTATCGGCCACAGTATGCCCGCCCATCGGCACCCGTGTGCGCTCAATGACGGCGAGGTCAAACCCGGCATCATCGGGGTGAGCGCGGCGCGGCTCCCGCGCCCCATCCTCAAGCATGAACGGAATTGTCAGCATCAAAAATATCCTTCCTATCGTAAAAATTGTTTACATTAGGCCTGCGCCAGGGCTGGGGCGGCCCGCCGGTACAGCTCCCGCCGCCGATCCTTACTACTAGGCGCGAAGCCCCAAGATGGATAAGGGAACCACAATCCAGCCCGGACGATGCCAACATTGTTGGAGGCTAGCGCGTCGGCGGCGCATTCAGCGAGCACCGGGCATCCCTCGCATAGCTCCTCCGCTATGCGGCCTTTCTCATCCCGGCGGATCCTCCGGTCGCGATCTAAGTCGTACCGGTCGGGGTCATCACCTTTGCATTTAGCGCGATTCCACCAGTTCTGTGGTTCGGTGCTGGTCTCAATCTCAAACGGGGTATTGCTCATGGGTTCTTATTCTTCAAAGATGGTTCGGGTTTCTGGCTTAATCCACGCGTCCACACCGGCGTCGCGTAGGGCCTTGAGGTAGCGTTTAGCGCGCCATGCCCACCGGTAGGTGTGGAGTTCTCGCACCTGTCCACTGGTTTCACAGAGGATGGTGACGCGTCCGGTGGGTACGTGGCGTGTGGTCATGCGGTGGCCTTGCGGCGGTGCTTGCGGATGAGGTCAGCGGCGTGGCGTGGCTGGGGCATGTTCTTCGGGTTGTGCTTTGGTTTGCTCATGGTGGTGTCTCCTGCGGGTGATTATGGCGTGTGGTGGACTGCGGTTGGTGCGCGTGATTGATGGTCAGTGTTGCAGCTTGGGTGTCTTAGAATCAGCTGGTTGCCAATCGTGGGGAATGCGCGCCCCTCCCCGGGGCCGGAGGGGTTATCCAGCTACCTGGTTCCATTCCTCTGGGGTGAGGCTGCTCGGCCCGAGGGTGGGAGTATCGTGCGCTTCCGAGTACTCCTTGAGGGAGTGGCAAAGTGGTTCGTACTCAGGCTTGATGTACCAGTCTTTGGTGGTGTACTGGTGGCCCCACTGGTCTACCCGGCTGCCGTCGATGCGTCGGGCGATTCCTTTTGCTACGAGGCTGTTTTTCACGAGGGTGCTTTTGCCTTCGATGCGGAGGGTTCCGTCGTCGCCGCGTTCGTTATTGATGGCGGCCCATCCGAGTAGCATTTTTTGGGGGCGGGTGAGTTTGATGATTTCCATGATGTTTCCTTTTTGAATAGCGTTTCGCTTGCAGGCGAGTAGGGGTGAGGGGGTTAGAGGGCGTTGTTGGCTACTACTTCCCAGAAGTCTTTGGTGTCGTCGATATGGAAGCCGGTGGCGGTGGAGGTGATGAGTTCGTCTGCGATGGCGTCGATGTTGTGCTCGTTGGCCCATTCGCCGAGGGGTTCGATGATTTCGTACTGGATGGCGTCGTTCTTGGTGGTGTAGGTGGTCATTGTTTTAGCCTTTCTTTGTGCTCTCTTGCTTACATTTATTACTATACCCCGCCCTTTACACTTTGTAAAATCGTGCGTTCTGGTTAGGCAAAATAAGGCCTCGGCGGGGCCTCCGCCACCCATAAATCAACCCATAATTTCCCCTGCTTACCCCGCTCTGGAGGCCACAAAATAGGCTCCGGCTTCCCCATAAAATACGGGGTATCATCCTCCACAATCCCCAGCCCCGGAATCCGCTTCGAGCCGCCCGCCAAAGCGTCCATAAGGGGCTTACTAGAAGCCGTCACATTATCCGTATCCCGCCGACGCCTATCCGGAACGCGGTAATTCATCTGCACCAGCAGGTACCGCTTCCCCTCCGGAATACGCAGCCCCCGGCCTAATAGGTGCAGGGTCTCCTGGATCTCTCGTTTCGCCGCAGCGCGCCCATACACCGCGCCCCGCGAGGCGGGCGACGCATCATTCATCGATAGTGGAGGCTTCGACCACGGCAGCTCAATACGCTTCCAAAAAGTCAGATCGTCGGGGTACGTCATCACCATCGGCGGGTACTCAAACACGGCCTAAACCTCCGCCTCGAACAGCGGCATTTGCACCGCGAGGACAGTATTCCGCTTCGGCGGGGCACTATGCCGCTTCCGGTCAATGTGCTTCCGCAAGCCCCTGTGAGCGCTGCCCACATTGTTCTCCCGTTTCCATGCGGTGTAGGCAGACCGGCACTCGGTACAGAAGCCCCTCGCGTAGTGCTTCACATACCCTTCTGGGGTGATGGCGCGGTGCCATTTCACCATCGGCTGGTGACAGTTCCTACAGCGGTCTGGGGCCTGTGCGCGCTGCTCCCGTACCGCCGTCGGTACCTCCTCGCGCTCCGCTATCTGGGAGAGGCGCATCATTGTCTCAAAATCGCCGTAGCAGACCACCCCGGCCTGGATTACGTCGGAGGCGGGGGCGGTGCCGGAGTCATTGAGGCCACTGCCGGAGGTGAGGGCATTCTGTGCGCATTGCCTTCGGATTGGGCATTGCTCGCACATTGTGATGGCGGCGCGGACGGCGGCGGGCTTAGCGCCGTTGGGGTTGATGAATGCGGTGTTTTTGGTCTTATGGCAGGCGGCCTGGGCGGGCACGTGAGGCTCCTAAAAAGGGATGGTTGGGGTTGTCCCTGCCTATTTTTGTTGTCTCGATCCTGTGTACCAATAAAGTCCGCACACATGTATCGGTGCGGACTCTATCGAACAATGTGGGGGTGCCCCTTCTACCCCACCCGTGTGAGGTTCGACTGCAGCGCCTCAATCAACTGGCCTGCTTCCTCACGATTCAAATCAAACTGCGACCCACCAGCATCAAGGGTGACTACAGAATACTCATCCCCCGGCGTATCGTCCGAGAAATTAGACACGGTCAACGTCCCCATCGGGGTGCTAATGCGCTCCATTCACGTCTCCTGCTCGTCGAAAATTAGCGACAACAAGAATAGAACACCCTAGCGACATGCGCCGGGTGCTCCACCCCCACGATTATGGTTTACCGCTGCTTAGAACGGAGGTTCGGAACCCCCACCGCCGAAACCACCGGTCTCGGAACGCGGCTGCGAGTTCCACGGGTCTCCCTGCGTACCACCGGAAGCGCCGTTCGAGGCGTATCCCCCACCATTATTCTGGGCGGAGACGCGGTTAACCTGCGCCTCCTGCCCAATCATGGATACGCCCACCTGCTGCACCATCATGGCGAATACAGTCTGCTCCCCCTGGTCAGAGTTCCATACCTCCGGCTTGAGATCGCCGGTGACGATAACCCGGTCGCCTTTATTGAATGTGGAGCACGCGTGCTCGGCTTGCCTACCGAATACGGTGGCGGAGACCCATACGGTAGGGCCGTCAAAGTATTCTCCGTTGCGGTCGCGTTGGCGTTCGCTCCATGCGACGCTTAGGCGGGTCATTGGTTTGCCCTGTTGGGTGTGCTTGAGTTCTGGAGCTTTGCCCAGGTTCCCAGTGATGGTTGTGTTTGCCATGCTTATTATCCTTTCTGACTGTGCTCGGCGGTCAGTCCGCCGGTTGCTGATGGGGTTGCAGCCCCAGGGTGGTGTTACCGGTCGCCCGCGAGGATACGGGTCACCAGCGGCCGTGAGATTCCCGTCCGCTCCGCCAGAGTACTTGCCGGTACACCAGCGGCTTTTGCCCTCCGGAACGCCGCCGTGCGGCGCTTCTTCGCTCCCTCTATCTGGCTGTGTAGGGTGAGGATTTCCTCGTGGGTGGCGACGGCTTCGTCCTCAAATTTCTTTTTTCTTTCCTGCAGTTCCTGCTCGCTCATGCTCATGCTAACCATCTTTCCACACCTCCCTCCTGCTACCTCCGGTGCGCTCATAATTCCTCCCACTCGCTTTTCCATTGGCGGTGGGTGGGGTCTCCGTCGAAGTAATACACTTCGGTCATGCCGCCGTGGTCGCCGAGGTATTCGGCGATGTCGCGTGGGGTGTCGAATCCGGTTTCGTATGCGGCTTCGATGAACTTGGCGGCGCGGTCTTGGTTATTCATTGGATTCTCCTAGGGTGATTTCTTTGAGGTAGCCAGCGATGGTTGCGGGGTCTTGCCTCTCGCCTGCCCTGGCCTTAGCGTCCATTGAGTAGATGATTCCGTTGACGTGTGCGCGTAGTCGGATTACTTCTTGTGCGAGTTCCGGGGCGAGGGCGGCGAGTTCCAAGCTCGCGTAGGCCTCTTCCGGTGGCGGATCGTCGCGTTCCATCGTGGATAGGCGGGTGTAGCCCATGTGGAGAGCTAGCCAATACTCATCCCACCCCTCGGGCACACCGTACTCGCTAGCGGAGGATTCCCACGGGCCTGGTGCGGCTTCGTCGAGTAGCTGCTTGAGGTTGGTGGTGGTGATGTCACTCATTCATTTTCCCTTCGATGAAGTCGAGGTAGCTTTCCCAGTCGGGTTGTTCGCGTTGGAGCTGGTCTTTTTCTTCCTGCGTGAGCTGGGCGCGTGCTTGGAGGTCTACGCGTACATCGCTGGCCAGCTGCGCTTGAGTA